ACACAAGCGAGTTAGACTGGGTAAATGTATTAATAGATAACGGTATAAATCCTTTTGACTACTAATGATAGTATCAGCTAAAATAGATGAGAGAGAGCTTAAGTCTTTGATTAAGGACTTAGAGAGCCTTAATATGTCTGATAGCAAGAATAAAACTATCTTGAGACAAGGTATGCGAAAAGCTGCAAAGCCTATACAACAAGAGTTAAAAGACTTAGTACCTAAGAAGAGTGGTCAGCTAAGAAAGTCTATAGCTGTAATAAATGGTAAGAACAGAAGAGGTAGACCACCAGCAGTATATATTGGACCAAGAGTTAAAGGTGCTTATGCTGATATGAAAAAGACTGGATTCTACTTTTACTTTTTAGAGTATGGATTTAGAGGTATTCCAGGACTAAGAATGTTAGATAGAGCTGCAATGAATAAAGGTAGCCAAGCACAAAATGACGTAATAAACCAAGTAAAAAAGCTCATTGATAAAAGAATGAAGTAATGGAGATAGGTAAAGTAATATATAATATTTTAGGAAACGATGGCAATGTAAGTCCATTAGTAACTACTGATGGCAATAAGCGTATATTCCCATCTAGGTATAACTTTCCTACACAAAGTAAGTTGCCTTATATTACTTATCAAATGGTAGCAGATATACCTAACAACACTAAGAACGGTGTAAGTGAATACGACTATGTAACTGTACAGATAAGTATGTATCACAATAACTACGCTGACTTAGTAGCTTTAGCTGGACACGTTAGAACGGCTCTAGACTACGTTAGTGGCACTTATAGTGGTGTAGTAGTAGACAAGATATTCTATGAGTCTCAAGACGAGCTATACGATGATAGTGCTGGTAGTTTAGGCTTTTACGGTATAAGACAAGATTACAGATTTAACATAAATAGATAGATATGTATAAGATTAAATTAAAAAAAGATATTGAGTTTCGAGGTGTAGAATACATCAAAGGCGAGACTTATGAGGTTGGTAGAAAAGAGCGTAATCATTTTGCTAATGAAGACGCTATTGCAAAGCCGACAAAGAAGAAATCTAAGGAAGTCGAAACTTCAAAAGATTTAGATAACTAGTTATAAATTTTAAATAAAAAAAAATGGCAATTTTTAATGGAACGGATTTAATCCTAAAAGTAAGCCCTTCTGATGGAGGAGCTGATGCGAAGCTAATGCACTCGCAAAATGTAAGTTTAAGTATTAACGTAGACCCTATAGACATCTCTAATAAAGATTCTGCTGGTTTCAGAGACATCATTGGAGGTCAGAAGAGCTTTAGCCTTAGTGCTGATGGTCTTATGGACTTTAATCCAGCGACTGCTGCTGATACTGAAGTAGATGAGTTGACTACACAAATGTTGGCAAGAACTGCTGTAACATTTACATTCACTCTATCTTCTACTGCTGCTGGAGACTATTTCTATAGTGGCTCTGGATTTGTTACAAGTCTAGAAATTTCTGCTGGTACTGAAGATGCACCTACTTACTCTTGTTCAATCGAGGGAACTGGAGCATTAACTGTAACAACTGTATAATCCTTTTGTTGGTTGGGGTATGGGCTTCGGCTCTGCTCCAACTAATAAAACTAATAACCAACAAAATGTACGAAATAGTAATAATAAACGGTAAAGACTACCCAGTTAGATTTGGGATGAATAGTCTAAGAAACTTCACTAAGGCAACTGGTAGAAGTTTACAAGATTTAGACAAGCTAGGAGAGGGAATGAGTTTAGATGATGCTTGTCAATTAATTCTAGCTGGTCTACAAGACGGTGCTAGAGTTAGTGGAAAAGAATGTTCTTTAAATGTTGATGGTGTTGCAGACCTTTTAGATGATGACTTTGATGCTTTAAATAAAGTATTAGAGGTATTCTCTACACAGTTTTCTGCTAAGTTTGAAGATGAGGGAAACGTGAAAGCCACGAAGAAAGTGGCGAAGACAAAGAAATAAACTGGGATAGTTTAGAGGCTGTAGCTTACGGTCTAGGACTTTTACCTAGTCAGTTTTGGGAGCTAACATTTCACGAGTTCTTTTGTATTCAAAAGGGTAGGAATGATAGGTTTGAATTAGAGCAGAGGTTTGAATGGGAAAGAGTACGTTGGTTAGCGTGTTGTAACTTACAGCCACATACTAAGAAAGGTCAATCCTTAACTCCAGAGAAACTTATTAAGTTTGAATGGGAAAAGACTAATAAAGAAATAGACATCGAACAACAAAGAAAGAGAGCAGAGTATGTTAAGAAGAAATACGAATTGCTAAAAAAGAAAAATGGCTGAGAAGAACTTAAGTATTAAACTATCGTTAAACGATAAGCAGTTTCAAAGTAGTTTAAAGAAATCATTACGCTCTTTAAAACGATTTGGAAATCAAATGAAGCAAACTGGTAGGAATCTATCTACTGGTATTACTTTGCCAGTTTTAGCATTAGGCGTAGCTTCTGCTAAATTAGCTTCAGACTTTGAGGAATCATTAAATAAAGTAAATGTAGCTTTTGGGCATAGCTCAATAGTCATACAAGATTTTGCTAAAACTACTTTAGAAAGTTTTGGTATAGCTGAAGGTAGTGCTTTAGAGATGGCTAGTCTATTTGGAGATATGGCTACTTCTATGGGGTTATCTCAAGAAGAGGCTGCAAAGATGTCTGTATCTTTAGTAGGGTTAGCTGGAGACTTAGCATCTTTTAAAAATATTGGTATTGACCAAGCACAAACTGCTTTAGCTGGTATATTTACTGGAGAAACAGAAACTTTAAAAAGATTAGGTATAGTAATGACTGAAGCTAGCCTTAAGTCTTTTGCTTTATCTAAAGGCTTAGATGCTAATGTCAAATCTATGACACAAGCTCAAAAGGTAGCTTTAAGATATAGATTTATATTAAACTCTACTGGTAATGCACAAGGAGACTTTGCAAGAACTTCAGACGGTGTAGCAAATACTACAAGAAGTGTTACAGAATCTTTAAAAGAACTAGGTAAAGAAGTAGGTGTAATTATATTGCCAGTTACTAAAAAACTTTTAGCAATAGCAAAAAGCATTACTAATGGCTTTAGAAAATTAAGTGATGAAAATAAAGAACTCGCAGTAACTTTAACTGCTTTAGCTGCAGCTATTGGACCAATACTAATTTTCTTTGGCTCTATTGCTAGTGCTTTAAGTACTATTATTCCAATAGTAATAGCAGTAGTCAAAAACTTTACTCCACTTGGTAGAGCGATAACAGTTGCTGCTGCTGCAATAGGTTATTTCATTAAAAGAATTAGAGATTTAAAAAAGGAACACGATGAATATAACGAAGTAGTAGGAGATTTTGAGCCATTCCAACAGTCTTTTGTTCCTAGTCCACAAAATACAGCTACTAGTGAAGGCAATAAGCAAATGGCAAAAGACAAAGCTGCTGCTAGACAATTTGTTTTTGTAGATTCATTAAAAGCTACATCAGTAGCATTAAAACAAATAAAATTTGATTTTGAAAATTTAGAGCCAGTAACAGAAAAATTTGAACAAAGTTTATCTGGAATGGATATTGTAGCTAATAACATTAATCAGAGCTTTATGAGTTTTGGTAATGTAATTCAAGGAGTATTTGCTCAAGCATTACAAAGTCAAGAAGGCTTCTTTAAATCATTCTTAGAGGGTGCTAAACAAGCATTAAAAGCAATGTTAGCACAGATAGCTGCTATGCTTATACTAAATGCTTTACTAGGAGGTACTGGTATAGGTGCTATGATGGGATTAAAGAATATAGGTGGATTAGCTGGTATAGGAGATGTATTAGGAGGAGTAGGTAATGTTAATGCTAATTCTGTAGGTGGAGGAGTAGGACTAAAATCAATGATAAATACTGGAGGCTCTACAGAAGTATTTGGTACAATAAGTGGAGCTGATATATTACTAAGCTCAGATAGAGCAAGAAACAATAGAAACAGAACAAGAGGATATTAATGGCTAGACTAAAAAGATTAGAGAGTAGTTTTCAAAGTGATAATGGCACTTTTTACCGTATAGAAGTATATGATAATAATGCTTCTGTACCTACATTATACACTCCAGACTTAGGACCAGATGGATTTACTTTGACTTATCAGACTAACGATAACGATAGATTTACTGGACTTATACCTTCTGAGGTTAAATTTGATATAAACGTAACAATAGGAGGAGAGCAAGGTGTTGTAGATGATATTAGAACTAGTGCTTATGGAGATTGGGATATTGGTATATATATAAGTGATGACGATGTTACCTATAATAGATACTGGTTTGGTATATTGCTAAATGATATATCTCCAGAGGCTGATGCTTCTTACCCTACTAGAATAACTCTAACTGCTGTATGTGGACTAGCACCTTTAAAAGATATTCCATTCAATAGAAATATTGGTTATGATACACCATCTTCATATCAAACTATCAACTATTTTAGGCAATCCTTTGTCAATCAAATTAGTACTGCTGACAATTACTTTGGAGCTAACGATTTATTTATAGCTACTTATGTAGATTGGACTACTGATACAATGACTAGACAAGTATATAGAGACCCTTTAAATGCTAGTAGATTCAACTTTATGGCTTTTGTAGATATTGCTGACGATGGTAGCAGAAACTATAAAACTGCATTTGAGTTATTAGATAGCATTTGTAAGTCTTGGGGAATGAGATGTTTTATGTCTAATGGTAGATGGAATTTAGTACAAGTAAATCATTATGCAGACTGGAAAACTCCTTCGACTCAGTACTATCGTTATTATAAAAAAGGCAGTAATACTCCTTATACTAGTGGCAGTACATCAGTCGTATTTACAGAAGGATTTAACATAAAAAGATATGGTGGCAAGTTTGATTATTTACCTATTTTAAGAAGTGTAGAAACTAACTACAATCACTTACAGCCGTTTGATATGCCATTCTTTTACTATAACATAGATGGCGATACTTCGACACAATATCAGACTACACTTAACGAGATACCTATATGGAATGGCTACCAATGGAACAACTCTAACTATACTGGTGCAGCTTTTTCTATAAACAACTCTCCTACTGATAAATTAATAATCTCTTTAGGTAATGTAAATGCTTTAGCTGGTAGTAGTATTTCAATTAACAGAAATTTTAAAACTGGTTATAGTATTGGGTTATCATTTTCTGACGTATCTGGGTCGCAAGATAGCATAAGAGCAGATATATTTGCTAGATTTAAATTAGTTGGAGATTCTGATACTTATTATTTTCCTTTGTCTACTGCAATAGCTATGGATTGGAGTACTTCCGACCAATTTACACTAACAGCTTCCACACAGCCAGTAGAATTAAGTGGAGAATATGGTAATAATCCTCAGCCAGTCAATATTAATATACAAACATCTGAGCTACCAGTTAATGGAGATTTATTTTTAGAGATATTTGCTGAATGCTACTATAATTTATATGCAAGTGCTTTATCTATTGAACAAGAAATAGAAATAACAGAAGCTACTACTACTACTCAGCCAGAGAATTTACTAGTATTTTCAGCTCCAGAAACAAGTTCAGAGCAAGGAATAAAGTACCTATTAGATAATGAAGTACTATCTGCTAAGTTCTTTAGAGCATTTAACGCTCCTGGAGGAACTACTATAGATAATGGTGTAAAGTTTGAGATACCAGAATTATTTATTGGAACTGGACCTACGAGTGGAGCAGTAGGTAGATTAGAGACATACAACTATACTACTACTTCTTGGGAAAATGGTATGAACGCTACTTGGAAAGCATACGGCTCTGGTACTGGTGTTGAGTTTACACAGCTTTTAGTAGAGGAAGTATTAAAAGGTCAAGCTGAAGGAGCTAAAGTATTTAACGGTAGCTTAAAAACAGTATCTGGATTTATACCACGTTATCTTAATGGAATAGAAATAGATGGCTCTACATATATACCTTACCAATGTTCATTTAATGCTAATGAAGATACTTGGTCTGGAGAGTGGTATGGAATAGAATTAAGTACTAACACACAAAATGTAGAAGTCAACATAACATCATTTGACGTTTTTGATGGTCAAGAAGCAACTGGTGGAGGAAATATATTTTTCTAATTATGGCAACATTATCAAATTATTTAAGAGGGGAATCTGTAGCAGTAGTACAAAACGATACTACTAGCCTTACATTAAGTTCAATAACTATTATACCTTCTACTGGCTCAGATAGATTATTAGTTTCTGGAGATGTTGTTATAATAGTATGTGCTGATACTGGCTTTCCTATACAAATTACACTTAATTCAGATGTAACATATACTGGAGCAAAACTTAACTTTGCATCTACTACTGTTAAGCAGTTAATACCAGCTGGTAGTATAGTTATACTAGACAAAGACTACAAGTATAGGTCTTTATTTAGAGACTATACTATAGTAACTCATAAACTATATGAGACTGGTAATACTCACGGTAATACATATCTTATAGACCCTCAATACCCATCTAACATTACAGTAAATGCTGGTACAACTTGGAGTGATGGGGATACTCTAGCTAACTCATATATAAATAACAGTATATTTAGAAGTCCACACGAAGGATTTAAGTTAGAGAGAATAACGTGGGATGTTAATACAGATTCTAGAATTGGACACAATTGTGAGTTTTCTTTATGGGCAAAGCCTATAACTGAGAACGGTAATACAGCTACTGATATTGAATTAATAGACACTTTTGCAATAACATCTCAAAACGACTCTAACTATGTATTTAATAGAGACATAGTACAGACTGGTAGTTATGATAACAATGTATGCTTGATACCAACATTCACAAAAACTGGTACAACATCAAGCTCAGATAATTTTTACGCAACTTTAACGCTTTTAATAAGCACAGACCCTAGACAATAATGAAAAATATAATAAAAGAGAATGCTGATGTATTAGGATTAAATAGCGTTTCGCTATCAATCAGCTTTACTACATTACACCAAACTCTACAAATAATACTTTTATTAGTATCTATTATATATACAGTAGACCGATTTATATACTATAGAAACAAGAGAAAGAATGGCAAAGCAAATAAGTAATAATTTTAGAAAGAAGCCTAAGGTAAAACGTAAAGGAATACACTCTAAAAACCTTAGCAAATCACAAAGAAAAAAACTATCAAGGGGTCAAGGATGAATTTAGATATTTGGAAGCAAAGCGTAAAGAAAATAGAACAACAGATGGCATTGAAATACTTTAAGCTGAGTGAGTTTGATGATGCTCCAGGAACTGGCAAGAATATGAAGAAACAATTTCTTACTAAGCTAGACAAGGCTAGAGCCATTGCTGACGTACCATTTAAGATAACAAGTGGCTATAGGTCCAAAGAAACAAATAAGAGGGTTGGAGGTGTTTCTACTTCAAGCCATTTAAAAGGTTTAGCAGCAGATATTTCTTGTAAAGATAGTAGCACTAGACAAAAGATATTAAATGCTCTTATACAAGCTGGATTCACTCGTATTGGTATAGCCGATACTTTTATACATTGCGATACTGACAAAGATAAACAAGATGCTATATGGCTATATTAGGAAACATATTAGGAAACTTATTAGGGAAAGCAGATACTATAATCGACGAAGTAATCACGAGTCAAGAGGAAAAGCTAAAACTAAAAAACGAACTTCAAAAAATAATACAAGAGCAAGAAGCTCTAATAGAGCAAGAAGTTACTAAACGATGGGAGTCTGATAACTTGCAATCTAGTTGGCTACCTAGAAACATTAGACCGTTAGTATTAGCTTGGCTTGTAGTTTCGACTACATTGCTTATATTTATAGACGCTGGAGTTATCACATTTACTGTAGAAGAGCAATGGGTAGACCTATTGCAAATAGTTCTTATAACTTGCATAGGTGCTTATTTTGGCTCAAGAGGTTTAGAGAAAATTAACAAAAAATGACAAAGGAAAAAAGGTATAGACTTAAAGAAGATGAATGGCAATTAGTAGACAAATACAGAAACGATAAGGAAAGGCAATCTTTACTAAATGATGAGTGTGAAGCTGTTGGTATTAATCCTAGTTCTGTTAGCCATTATTGGTACAAGAGCCAAAAGTTCTCCATATTTGCTAAACCCAATGAATTTACTAAAGATGAATTTTTACAATCTATTGAGGACCTTATATCCAACTATGCTCCTAAGTATCCCACCATTGATTATCCTATTAGAAAGGATGGACACTTACTTATAATAAATCCAGCAGACGTACATATTGGTAAGTATGCCGATGCTACAGAAACTGGTAGCGACTATAACATAGAAATAGCTAAAGAAAGAGTTAGAGAAGGTGTCAAAGGTATTCTAAGAAACGCTGAAGGCTTTCCTATAGAGCGTATATTGTTCTGCATAGGTAATGATATACTACATACTGATAACGTACATAAGACTACTACAAGAGGCACTCCACAAGATACTGACGGTAAATGGTATAAACACTTTACAGAGGCTTTAGAGCTTTACGTTGAGGTAGTAGAGATGCTTATGCAAATAGCTCCAGTTGATTGTGTACACTCTATGAGCAATCACGACTATATGAGTGGCTTCCATTTAGCTCACGCTTTAAAGTCTTGGTATCGTAATACAGAAGCTGTAACTGTAGATGCAGAGCCTAAGCACAGAAAGTACTATAAATATAAAAATAGTCTAATAGCATTAACTCACGGCGATGGTGCTAAGTTGCCTAATCTACCTTTACATATGGCTCAAGAAGAGCCTAAGATGTGGGCTGATACTAAATATCGTTACTGGTATTTACATCACTTACACCATAAGCAACGCTACAAGTTTATGAGTTCTTTTGATAATATAGGAGTAACAGTAGAATTCTTACGCTCTCCAAGTGGTACAGATTCTTGGCACTATCAAAAAGGTTATACTGGTAGTATTAAAGCTGTAGAAGGCTTTATTCATAACGAATTTGGTCAAATAGCACACTTAACTCATATTTTTTAATATATTTGCAACGTTTTTTGGTTAACTTTTTTAGTTAACGTGTTGTATTTGTTTTGATAAAAGGAGGGTATTTTCTGAGAATATCCTCTTTTTTTATGCCTATTTTTAAAAAAGATTAACAATTCTCTTATCTAGTGAATGTAAATAAATACACTTTTTTTGTGTAAAAGTTTGCACAGTAACTTAGAATAATATACTTTAGCACCATAATTAACAAACTAAAACACAAAACAATGAATACAGAACAACAGATTGATTACTTATGTAACTTATTAAGAAAGGCTGGTACACACGAAAGCTTACTAATGCCTAACGCTATACTATTACTAAGGGCTTGTAAAAATAATGGCAAAAAAGTAACTGACTTAGAAATAATATAATAACAATGGGGAGAGCAATCTCCCCTTTTCAAAACAACTAACAATGAAAACAAACGATTTACACAAACCAACTTACTTAGATGCTAAAATGGAATTAGGTACAAAGGTACAATTCTTTAGCTATACATTAACCGATTTATGTACTTATAGCGTGATATTAGGCTTTCTAACGGTACTTCTACTTAATTTAATACCTACATACTATACAGAGGTATTAAGCCTTTATAGTGGCTCATTTATTACATTAATCATATTTTACATAAAATGGGGAACAAATTAGAATATTTAAAGTACATCCTAATGTATTTAGGATTTTTAACAATAGTAACATTAACAATTATAAATTATTTTGAATTATGAGAAAGAAAGTAACAAAAGTATTGCAAAGTGGAGACTTCGAGTCTCAGTATGGACACTTCTACAAGTGGCTACTAGAATTTGAAGACGGTTTTAAAGGCGAGTATTTGTCTAAGACTGAAACACAAAACAAGTTTATAGAAGGTCAAGAAGCTGACATAGAAGTAACTACAAGAGATTACAACGGTACTAAAATCAACAAAATCAAACCAGCATCAACATTTCAAGGTGGTGGCAAGAGCTTTACACCAGCTCCTAAAGACAATAAAACGCAAGAGTTAATAGTAAAGCAGAATGCACTTACTAACGCTTGTAACATTGTAGGAACTGATGACGTGGCTAAGATTATAGAGATAGCCGAATCTTTCAAGGATTGGGTGTTAAATGATGTTAAACCAAAAAACGATAGCAATGGGACAGACTTACCTTTTTAGTAAAGAAACAAGAGACGAGCATTTTGATACAGATACTAGCTATGCTTTTAGATTAAGAGTAGGACGTGGTTGGTTACACTTAAACAAGAAAGCTACAGAGCTTATAGAACACGATGACCACTTAGAAATTAAATTAGCTGATTGGTATATAAACGTAGGCGAGAAGTTCATAGCAGAAACTGTTATAAGGCAAGAACGTTGCAACGACTTACAAGAATATTATTATTTTTTAAAGAATATAAAAGATGACTAAAAAAGAGAGAATAGATAAAATACTTAAAGAATCTCACTTAATTATTAATGATGCTACTGGTACAGATATAAGTAAGACCAGAAAAGAAGAGGCTAGGCGAGAATCAAGAAAGAAACTAAGAGAGCTAAAAGACTTAGCTCCAGATATTTATGAACGAATAAAACCAGAATTTGATGGATAAAATAGATAGACTAAAAATGACTGCTTGTAACATATTTGAAATAAAGCCAAAAGACTTTAAATCAAGAAACAGAGCTAGGCATTTGATAGATATTAGACGAATGGTTTACTTTATTAGTAGAGACTTATTAGAGCTACCTTGGACACACATTGGAAAGAAGTTTAATGTGGACCACGCTACAGTAATGCATCACTACAAAGCACATAAAAGTCTAGTTGAGGTAGATAAAGGCTATAGCCATAAATACCAGACACTTTTAGAGATGTATAAAGCAGACATTGACTATGTAGATATGAAAGAGATGCTTGATATAATTAAGACTATAAAAACAAATACAGCTAAAAATATTATATTTAAACAATTAATCAACGAAAATTATGAAAACGAAATTGACACAAAAACAGAAAGTACTAAGACACTTGAATCAAATAGGACCGATAACTCCAGTTCAAGCGTTCTTTGATTATAGTATAATGAGACTAGCAGCAGTTATATTCGACTTGAAAGATGCTGGTAATGATATAGATACTACTATATTGCATACTAAAAACAAGTTTGGAGAGCCAGTTCACTATGCACAATACACGTTAAAAAAATGAAGCGTATTAGAGTAGAGAAGTCTAAGAACTTTACCACAATCAACAATGAATTTATCTTTAATAAAGATTTATCACTAAAAGCTAAGGGGATGCTATGCCATCTCCTGGCTTTACCTAATGAGTGGAAGCTATATGTAGAAGAGGTAGAAAAGTGGCACAAAGACGGTAAAAAAGCTATTTATAGTGCATTTAAGGAACTTACTGAGAATGGCTATATGAAAAGAGAGCAAATAAGAGACAATGGAAAGTTTAAAGGTTATGATTATGTAGTCTATGAAGTACCGTATAGCCAAAAACGGAATACCGAAAAACGGTATGCCGAAAATGGCACACTATTAAATACTAATACTAAATTAAATACTAATATAACTAAAACAGAAAGGGACTATCCGTTTGAATTAAATTTAGAAGCTTGGAAACTTTGGAAGGAGTTTAGACGTAAAGAGTTTAGAACATCCTACAAGACTTTAGGAGAGAATGCAGCAATAAATAAGCTGCTGCGACTTTCAGACGGTAATAAAGACGTACAATCTGAGATAATACAGCAATCAATGGAAAACTCCTGGAAGGGACTGTTTGCCGTTAAAAGTGAGAAAAAGCGTAAGGTACAAGAGATACTTACGGAATACGAAAAAGGACTAGAACTATTAAACCAACAATTCGATGACTAAAGAACAAACAGTAGAGCTTAATTTACTTATAGCTACTTTTAGATGCTTTAACGAGCAGCTATATAACCTAAAGGGTAATCACTCTGGAATAGTAAAGCAGAAATTCAATAGACTACTAAAGGTAGCAGCTCAATATGAGAAAGAAGTTGTACATTTAACGCAAGGAAGCGAACAACTAGAAACCATTTACGATGGTCTTATGGAGATACTAATAGAAGTTAAAAGACAAGTATATGAAAACTGATTATAATAAAGTAGTAGAGCGAAAGGATGTAACTGTAAAGAATATGCTAAATATGTATAAAAGCCATCCTAGATTTAAAAGAAAGATAACTTGGGATGCTTTTTACCTTATTACTGGCTGGAAGCATATACCTAACGAAAAGATAAAAAAATGAAAGACAAGTCAAAACAAATATGGAGCATATACGCTAAAGACATCAAAGCACTTAAGAACGGTGTTTACAAGTTACTATCTGAGATTTACCTACAGCTAGGACAGAAACCAGAAAACGAAATAGTAGTAATGATGACCAATAGCTTTACAGACGATTTAGCTACTTCTTACTCTACAATGGAGCTAGAAGAGGTAAAGTTTGCTTTAAATAAATACATAAGGGAAAACGACCCACCAATCTTTGTAAACATTCCAACGCTTAACAAAGCACTAAGAGACTACAAAAAAACTAAGGCACTAAGAAAGCAGACGAATCAAATAGAACAATACTCCCTTTACAAGAAACGAGTGGAAAGTATGGGAAAAGTGTTGAGTAAAAGGGAAATAAAAAAGATAGGTAATGGCAACCACAATAAGTAAACTAAAGAAAAAGCTAGATAAAATATTTAGCGAGTACATTAGAAAGCGTGATAGTGATTATAAAGGTAATTGCAAGTGTATAAGTTGTGGTAAAGAATATCCAGCTTTTGGAGGCAGTACTCACGCTGGTCATCTATTCTCACGACGATTCCTCAGCATTCGATACTCAGAACAAAATGTCAATGCACAATGCTCGTACTGTAATACTTTTTTAAACGGTAATCAAATTAAAGCAGCAAGAGGAGTAGAAAACAAATGGGGTAAAGGTACGGTTGATGAGTTAGAAAGTAGAATGCATATTGTAGTAAAATTAACAAGAGCTGATTATGAAGAAGCAATCGAAAGGTATAAGCAAAAGATTAAGGACCTTAATTAACAATGCAATGTTTATAACTTTGACTGCTGATAATTGGGAAATAGAATCAATTTTATATATTTACAAGTATGAAGAAAACAGTAATCTTTGAAGGAGGGGTAAACAAGGTAAGCACTCTATCTGATGGTACGCTAAGTATAAACATACACACACAAGAGCTGCCTGATGATACTATGATGAG